ACACAAAGACCGACGCTAATTCATGTAATGAGGATATTCTCATTTGCTCACTAAATGTGATTCTCACGACCACATTTAGTGATCTTTAAATGAGTCAAAGACAGTCTGGTATTGATATTAGCTGCCACCTGTCTGAGCAGGTATGATGACCAATCTAATATGTATAGCAATCTATCTCACCTAATCTATTTTAATTTTGTTTTATTTTGTTTTATCTTATTTTAATTTTATTTCATCTGTTTTGTTTTGTTGATCTTGTTCTTTTATTTATTTTGTAAGCTCAATTTTGATCTATTTGTTGAGTTTTATTTGATTTATTAATTGTTTTGTTTTGATTCAATATGCTCACCCTACAAATTTTATATGCTGCTTTTGAACCCAACGTTTCCTACTGACTCTTACTCCTCTTGGTGGCTTTATCTATTATGAGCAGTGCCACTCTGTAGCAGACATAAACAGCCACTATAGAGATCAGAATGAAGAATCCGATCTTGAGGATGGCTTTCAGAGGTCCTCCTAGCCAGCTGAGCAGCCCAAAAGACCACTCCCCGAATGACCACTCTGATTCTTTTGAATTCACAGAGACAGATGAACCCCCTTGAGTCACTCTATCATCTACATCAAAGTGTGATATCAGAGTCCCTTTGATGTCTACTGGTTTGCTTTCTCCACCACAGCTGTATTCTGCTCTTATGTCTATCTCTGGGGAGTTGAAATGCCCGATGACACATGACTCAATCGGACTAGTATCTGATGGAACCACCAAGTGGAGATTGCTAGAGTCGTCGTTTACGTAGATTAGCCCTTTAGGGCTACATGTTGACCTAAAGCACAACTGGGCACCAGGATTACAGGAGTAACACCCTGAGATATTGACCAATGATAGGGAGCAGGTGGACACTGTTGACTCAAAGGAGATCTCATAGTCATCAAGTTCTAAGTGGAGTAGGGCATTCACGTTTCCTGAGTTATGTGCTTGAACAGTTGTCTTGTCCATTGATGATGTGTATGTTAGCTTTCCCCTTGTCTGGGGAAGTGCTCCTTTCTCCAGCACGGTAAATGGGTTTACCATGTTTGTAGTGCACTCAACCTTGCTTCCCCCGGCCTTATATCTAACCAGATCTGGCACTGTAATGCAGGAGGAGTGAGCAGAGACTGCTGCTGCTTCTGAAGCACACCTGACCTCTCCAAGAAATCCAGATCTTGGGACTCTGGAAATCTGCTCGTCAACAATGCCGAATCCCAGCTCTTTCCCGTCGATGAAGCTTATGGAATCACTGGCTTTCATTCCTTCTGAGTCTAGCTCCAGTGAAAGACTTCCCCACTCAGTGATCTTAGTACCAAGGGAGTTCAGGACAACCTTCTCAGTATTTCCAGAAGGATATCTCACCTCCAGATTGAGCCTGTGAACCCAGTCAACACAGTCAAAAACCCTGAGTGCTTTCCCCTTAACAGGATACAATTTAGAGTGCACAAATATGCAGGATGGGTTTATATTGAAACACCCACAGCCAATGCCCCCACAGCTCTCAAAGCACTGATTATCAGTGAGACCATCCGACTCTGCCACTCCGGCAAATTCCTTTGAAATCGTTCTGTTGTTCCACTCTCTACATCTGAAGCCAGTGCAGTCCGAGACAAGATGGCATCTATGAGAGCTGATGCATTTAGGGGTGTATAGCCCAGTCCAGAAGCTCTGGCCTTCTCTGCAGACTAGCTCACTAGAAACAGTCTTGATTGAAATGTGTTTAACCTGTGTGCTAGCAGTATTCTTTACTAGGAGACACGACTCTGATCCTATAGGCCCTGCCTTTAATATCACACTCCCTCTGAGAGAGCAGACAACATTACTCCCTTTTAGCAGGCAACTGCTGATCTTTGATGAGGCCAATTCTGTGTTTGCACACGAGTCACATGAGGAGATCAGGAGAACAGCTATCAAGAAGAATGTTCTCTGAATTGGTCTCAAACCGACTTGACCGCCATGGTAGACCACTGCAGGGCCTGCCTCGACATCATTCCTATGAGCCTGTCCATCCCAACCAATTCTCTCGCTGAGCTTCTGAAAGGATTTCTTGATCAGAAACCCTAAGCTTCTGAAGATCCATCTGATGAGAAAGCTGAGCCACACTATAGGACTCTTAAATCTGGCTGGCATCAGCTTTGCAACTTTGAGCACTCTCCATGTTACGTACAAGGCCACCCATGAGGCAGAGACCAACAGGGAGCTCACCACAAAGAAGCTAAGGAGGGTATGACATTGATAGTTTATGAGACCTCTGTAGCAAACTATGCAATTGTGAGCTTCACAGGAGTCTCTAGGAGGACAGTGAACCTTAATGTGGGCACTCGGTGTAGATCCCTCATGAGATATATGGACACCAATGTCTCCCCCTCTTGAAGCACTCATGCCTGGGTAGGGCATTTTGATTGTCGTGGAGGACTTCTGAGCTATTGACCTGCAGAATCCATGATGGCATGCAGTTGCAGAGCTGATTTGTGGGCCTGTGGTCCTGATAGTGATCCCATCGACCTCGCAGTTTGTCACACAGCTAGGGCATCCTTCTTGCACTGGATCTGGCATAGGAGGATTTTCTCTCTCAACTGATGCATACTCATATCCGAAGCAGTTAGGCATCATCCAGGCTCCTCCAATTAGAATTTCTACGGGTCCAGATCCTGGGTCATAAAAGCAGTGAGCCTGAGGCTTGTTCATCTCACAGTTGTAATGAGAGCAGAAGATTGAGTCTCCTGAACACAATATCGCCTGAGATGAGTCAACTGCTTTGCACTTTGTGGGATCGGCATGAGTGATCCTATGACCCTGCGCTATCACGTCTCCAGTGGCTTCTCCTGTGTGTATGTAGCATCTGAAATTCTCTCCTGAGCTGTTCTGCCTCTGTCTAATTATTAGATTTTCTAGATAATACTTCTTGCCAGTGAAAGACACAAAGGCCATCTTCTCAACCATTCTTGCTGGTGCTTTGCAAGTCTTTATTACTTTATCAGCAATTTTGCAGAATCCTCTCAGCTTTGGCTGAGCTCTTGGCCCCTCATCAGAGGTTTTCTGGCAGACAGCATCCTGAAATGAGAAACTAGAGCCTTTCACTACTATATCTTGAGCACCTGTTTTTGGCTTATAGCAGAACTTACAATCAGGTGAGATAGCATGGTCTGCTGCACATTTGGCAGCGAATAATTTCCCGACATTGTCTATGAAGTGGAAACCGTTAAAGCCAAACGGGCACTTGTTCGGGTATGGGATCATTCCTGTTCTACAGGAGTCACTATCAGATGAGTTGGGAATAGTACATGGAGAAGAATCAACCTTAGTCACAACTTTATCAGCCTGAGCCTCTAGAAGAGTGTAATGACTAATGAATGACTGGGTGAACGGGAATAATTCTGTTTGAAGAATGTCAAAGTTGAAGCACGGCATGCTATACGAAGTCCTCTTACAGGCGTCATCGGAGGTCTCAAGAGTGTTAGTACCAGACCCAGGTCTATTTCTGTTGTGCGACTTTAGATCGATTAGGACTTCTTTTAGGCCAGACAGCTGAAAGAGCAGCATGATAGTTGCTATCAATGGTGGAGAACCCATCTTTCTCAGCAATGGGGCTCTTGTGGTTGTGGTTGTTGGAACAGGAGTGACTGATGTGGTGTTGGAGACCTCCTCCTCCTCTTCCTCCTCCTCTTCTTCTACAGAGGGAGTTGTTGGTTTAGCCTTAGGCTTCTCAGTGATAACTCCTAGCACCCTGTGACTACCTCTCTGGCTCCTTGGGCCGAGGTTGGTTATCAGCAAAGAAAGTAGCCTGTGATCTGTGCAGTCAATAATGGATGACGGGCCCGGTATGAAAGGTGGCTCTTTCTTTACTATCAAACCAGAGGTCTCGAAGTCGTCTGACAAGCACTGGACTGTTGACAGCTCAGTATGAAGGATAGTCCTTATTATGGTGCCAACAGCAGTGCTGTTTAAATTTTTGAAGCTTTCTCCTCTTGATAAATAGCACAATTCAACCACCACTCTTTTTGCTAGAATCTCCCGATATAAGTAATCTGTAAGGACTGACTGGTCGGTCTCGTCTGAAAAGCAGACACCAGATTCCCCTGAGTCACTGAAGACCTTAAGTGATAGCAGTGATGCTGCTTCACTTATGATGGTCAAAATTATGATAGCTCTGAGGAACATGCGTCATCTTTGTGTGT